CGCTTCTGCACGTTCGCGCTTACTTTTGTTTGAAGGATCTTCTGCTGCAATCCTTTCTTTTGTTTCTTGTACTCGATCCGCTAAGCGGTCATCTAAGTCACGTTTAATTCTTGTATTTGCCATGATAATTAACCTTTATTTTGACGATCATACGCGGCGTATGCGCGGATCATTTTGTTTCGTTTTTCTACATCATCCCATGCACCAGCGTCTTTGATGGCGCTAACACGTTCACGGCTTAGCGTGATCATGCCAGGTTTTGCTGATGTTGTGTTTGCAACTCGGCTTGAGGCTGTTGGGCCTGCATTACGAGTTCTTTTTTCACCACCTTTAGCTGTGTATCGGTGGGGCAAACGCGATGATAAACGACTGTCTAACTCATCCCAGTATTCTGGATCTGATGGATCCCAACCGTCTGCGACAAGTTCTTGGTCAATTACTTTGGCAATTCTACTATCTGTATCTCGAGCTTGTGGATCATACCAAGAGTTCTTTTTAAGCCATTTTGTGGCATTTTGTTGAACTTCAAGGTTTAACTCGTTTGGTACATTTTGTCTAGGCGTTTTAGCCTCTTCAATCTGTTGTTTTTTGTAATGCTGAGCCTGTTGTAAACGCTGTTTGGCATCTGTCAACTGCTCTAAATACTCAATTTGTCCAGCGGCATCATTTGATTGAGCCGCTTGCAACATCTTCATTTTTGCGTATTCAACTCGAGTGGCTTCGTCTTCTATAGCTTTGTCAAGTTGGGCAAATTGGTAAGATGCCGCTGTGTTTTCTACTTTTGCTAAGCGTTCTGCTAGTTCTGCATTACGACGCTCAAGCGCTTGAATTTTGTTTTTAGCAGAAATATCGCGTTGTCTTTTTAAATCTTTTTTAAGCCTACGTTCTTCACGTCGGGCTTCCCGGATAGCTTCGCGCTCTTCTGCTGTTTCGCCTTCTTCTTCGGCGGCTTCGTCGTCGTCAATTTCATCTTGACTACGAGTATCTTCTTTTTCGCCATCATTGTCATCAGACGGCACTTCTACTTCTACCGCACCTTCATCTCCAAAATCTTCCGGAGCTTCTAGTTTAGCAAGTACTGAACCATCTTCTTGTTCCTTGATGGGAACTTCTTTTTCGTTATCTGCCATAATTTTCTTTCAAAATTAATCTACAAAGGCCTTCATTTTCTGCGCATACTCAAACGACTTAATGCGAGAAATAATTTCACGGGCTTGTAGCGTAATAAACACCACAGGGCCGCCGTCATCAGCTGGATCTACAACAAAACGATCGCCACCGTACTTGATTGTCCTTACCAAATCGCCAACTTTGCACCAATCGCCTTCAATCCAAGGCTCAAGTGTGTCTGGTGATTTGTATGCTAAAGGACCTACTTGTACGACTTTAGCTACTGTCTCGTTGAACTTCAATGTTTGTTGAGTTTCGTCAACAAAAATGATGCCGCCTTTACTTTTTACTTTTTGCCGACGCAACTGGACTAAAACTCGATCTCCAGCTACTTCAACACCCGGATCAACGTTTGGAAAACACTCCAATTCCGATCTTGTATCCGGCTCTTCTTTATTATTTATATCAAATGCTGCCATTCGGCGGCCTCCTATGATCTTTACAGATCGTTTTCTTCGTCTTCCCTCAAAATTTCATCGATAATGCCAATGACCTCTTTAAATCCTTCAAATCTACCAACTAAACGCTGGTAATCTTCAAAAGAATTTACGTTTACGCCGGCGGTGAGGGTTTCCGCTAGTTTTGCTTGTTCATTTCTCGTGCGAGAAATAATTTCTGAAATAAAGTCCTTCATATTCTTACTAATGCAAGACTAAGAAGAAATCCGCCCCAAATATTAATAAAAATTTCCGCTTGACAATTCTTTGAGGTTTTTATCTGGACCAATTTTGTCAGAATTTGCCATTTTGGCTTGCGCTGCACCAATTTTCCAATTGTTATTACGTGCTGAGCCTGATGGGCCTTTGTCAAGTGTGGTTTCGCCAGGGCCGCCAGCGTAACCAGGGGTGCCTGTCATTTTATAGGCTTTTTTGTAGCCTACTTCGCCGCCGGGTTGTTTTGTATTTGCCATTTATTGTCCTTGTTGTGGAGGTTGTGCTGCTTGTTGTGCTGCTTGTTGTTCCATTTGCTGCTGATGTTGCTGATCTGTTTGCATCATTTGTTGTGCATGTTGCTGAGCCGCTTGTTCAGCTTCAATTTGGTTTTGAACTTGCGCAGATTGTTGTTCAAATGCTTGTTTTTGCACTTCTAAACCGTGTTGGCGAATATCATTTTCAGCTGCAATTGTGGCTTCCATAGCAGACAAATTTTGTTCGTGTTCTAATTTACGTTGTTGTTGGTCCATTTGGGCACCAGCGCTTATCATAGCAACACGTTCTCTTGCTGCGTTGTTAATATTGGCCAATGCAATGTCTTTAGCGTTTTGTTGGCTGTCAATATTAGACTGAGTTTGGTATTTAGCAACCAATTCTTGAACTTGTTGTTGAAGTTCTGCCACTTTGATCTGGTATTCTTGCTGAGATTTTTGTAAATCCAGCTGCATTTTGGACTGAGCTTCTTGCGCTTTGCGTTGAGTCTCAGCCATTTGTGTTTTAAGAATAACTTGGGCAGTTGGATCAGCCAGTGCTGCAGATTCTTGTTGTGCTTGCTGCCCTTGAGAAACTTTTTGCGCTAATGCTTGGATTTGCTGTACGTAAGGTCCTAATTCATTTGCAGAATCTTGGTTTACCATTTGTGAAGCCAAAGCCAACGCTTGCTGCGCGTCAATATCAAGCGGTTTTTCACGATGCAAGTCAAGCGAATCGCGCCCGCCAGATGCTTGGGCTACGTAAGAACGCATAGATTGTAAATAATGCAACGTTAAATGCTGTTTGATATGCTCTAAAACATGAGGAGCAAACACAGGACCAATAACAGGGTTACCGCCATAGGCTGGGTTATTTGCATATTCAAGGTGAACCTTAATGTGAGCAATATGATCTTGATCCGGATAAGCTGCTGCCGGAGTTCCCATTGTCATAGAAACGTTTTCTAGCGCTGGATTTGATTCTGTAGCGCCAAGTGGGTTTGGTAATACTTCGTTTAACGCTGGAACTTTAAGCTGTTCTAAAATGCGCTGATACACAGCGCGAAGATTGAACATTCCTGGAGGCGCAGACGTTGCCATTTGCAACAACGCTTGGTTTTGGGCAAGGCGTTGGGTCTCAGAGAAAATGTTAGGATCTGAAACGGGGCGTACGTCATTGTTTGCAGCAAAGTCACGGACTTTAATTTCTTCGCCGGACTGGTTGTCCATTTCGTCCAAGTACCAATGATTGATACGAGATACGATTGACAACGATTTAGCTTGTGAGCGGTGCAAACGAGCATGGATGCTGGAGAATAATTTGGCGCCTTGTTCAATAAGCGCTTGGGTTGTACCAACAGGCATTTGACTGTTAGCGTCACCAATCTTTTCTTCTGCAGTAGTAACAACGCCTTTTGCTGCATCTGTTAACCAGCCGAGCAGTTGGAATAAAACACTAGATGGCGCATTAAACGGCATTGGCATCGCAATTTTGCGAACGTCATCAACACCAGGTGCGCCTTCAATTTCAATTACTTGCGTGGGCTCAATTCGATCAGACTGTCCACCAATGCGTCCACCTTTAAGCTTAAGCATTGTCTGGCTGTTGTTGATATGAGCAGCATCAAGAAGAGCACGAAGAGAACCGGTAAGAGCAGCACTAAGGCCACCAATGAGCTGAGGTAATCCAATAGCGTAAGCTCCACGCCAAGGAATGAATTTAAACTCGACATACCAGTCGAGTTTCTCGAGCTTCTCATCGCCAGCCTCCCAATTACGATAGAGAGACAATACTTTGGAGCTTGTCTCGTCAATTGTTAAAATGTACGGAGCGCGACGACCTTCTGTTTCAGCATCGTCATCTAACCGCATAAAGCAAGTTATTTCATAAATACGGCGTAAACCGTCAATGTTTTTAGAAGGCTCTTCTTTGCCTTCAATTTTATTATTTGCTTTTTCAGAACGGGTTTGTTCTGTTAACGGAGCGTCAGATGTGTAATTAAAATTCTCTAAGTCGCGGTAAATACCTTGTTCAATACGTTGGAGATATGTGTCTTCCGTAATGTCTTGAACTTCAGTAACGCGAGGAGATGTGTAAAAATTGGTAGAAGCCCATGGTAGCAAAATGTTGTCAATTGCAACCCATTCGCACGTTGGGCGGCGTTGTTCGGATTCGTAACGCCATTTAAGAAACTGGGAACCGCCAAGGGGTAGCTGAGTTAACAGCTGTTCCATTTCGTCGCGGTACTCTGGAATTTGTTCTGTAAACTGCCAATTCATAAAGTTTACTTTACGATCAGCAATTCTTTCTTTTAATCTGTCTGCTTCACCCTTAATGCTAGACTTAACAATGCCTTCTGGGGGAAGTAATTCTTTGGCAGCGCTTGCAGCAAAGTCAACACAAGACTCAGCCATAACTGGATGGACGACTTTAGAAGCGCCATCAAATGTTGCACCGCCAGGTGCATCTTTACCAAGGCCGGTTCGTTTTAAACCTTCTTCGTATTGTTTGTCACGTTGTTTCCTAGATTCTTTGTCTACGTCAATGTAGTCTAGGTATTCAACAGCCATTGATTGCAAGATGCCCTCATCAAACACTTCGGCTAAGTTTTCATAAAACTCAGGGTTCTTTTGTGGGCCTTGCTTTTCTTGGAAGTTAACTACAACAGAACCATCTTCCAACTCAATGATTTCTTGTTCTAGGTCTTCTGGAGTTAAACCCAAAGAATCGGCGTACGCTTCCAAATCACTATCTTGCTCTTGGGCAAGATGAATGTCGTCTTCGCGTTCAAGAGATGCTAAATTAGCGCCAGCTTGAATGGGTATTTCAGGATTTGCCATAGAATGTTCAAAAATGTGTTATTAGATTCCTAATTATACTAATGCAAAGAAACGACCGTTTCCGCCCCTATTGCGCATAAGGATTTGTAAACCGCTTTCTAGCGTCGTCATCTGCATAGTCATAATCACGTGGGGGTAGGGGGTCTAGTTGCAACCACCCTGAATCCCGAAGAACCCGTAATGCTTGTGAAAGGGAGTCTACATAGTCATCATGACCCCCGGCTTCTGGAAAAGAACAGACTTGGCGAAGGAACCTTTTGGACCAATCTGCAAACTCGCCTTTTTTACCCGGCTCCTCCGGTATGTAAACTTTGCCTTTTGCTACCAAGGGAGCCACAATGTTTAAACGCTGCACCTTATCAGCTCGCCCTGGGTTGTAGCCCCGTACAGGCACCGAAGCGCCTTGGAGCTCTTGGATCAGGGAGATACCGGCGGACTTGTCTTCCATCAGGATCAAGTCTGCT